ATCGCCAGACCGTTATGTAGTTTCAAATATGGCTTACAACTTAAGCGGTACACCGTTCAAAGATGAACCTTGGAGCGATTGGCATATTTATTTAAGCACTCCGAATGACATAGGTACTAGCGATAGTGGATATGGTTTATTTTACGAGGTTGCACTTTATCAAATCTTTTTAAGAAACATTTTAGGGTATAACGGAGACTTTTTAGAATTATTCGGTCAGCCTATTAGAGTAGGAAAGACTAATAAAACAGAATTAGCAGAGCGCGAGAATTTTGCTGCTGCTCTTCAAGATATGGGTAGTGCAGGATGGATATTAATGGACGCTATCGATGATCAAATAGAATTGATTGAAAGCGGTAATGTTGGAAGCGCATGGCAAGCCTATTCAAACTTTGAGAAACGTTTGCAGGGTTTAATATCAAAGCTTATTTTAGGACACGCCGACGCATTGGATAGCACAGCAGGTAAATTAGGAGCAACACAAGGAAGTGAAAGCCCTAGCGAACAAGCAATGGAAGATAAACAATCAAAAGACGGGGTATTTATAACCGACGTTATTAATAGCGAGTTAATACCTAGATTAATAAAGTTTGGTTTTAATATTCCAGAAGATTGTATTTTTGAATTTAAAAACGACCACGAAGTTCACGAGAATAACGACAGAGTAATAGGTCAAGCGGTTGAGATTAAAAAAGCAGGGCTTCAAATGGATAAAGACTATTTCGAGGAACAAACGGGAATAAAACTTGCAGAAGTAGCACCCGAGGCAATAGCACCAATTGTAACACCGACAACAAGTATAAAAGATAAACTTAAAAATATGTATAAATAATGAAGCCAAATACTTTAAATCAAAACACAATAGATGCGTTATTAGTTCGCTTAAAAGATGAGTTTACAGCTTATTACTTTTATCGTTCCGCTTCTAATTGGTGCAATAATGTAGGCTATAAAAAAGCAGGAGAATACTTTGCGAATGAAAGTGCCGATGAATTAGTACACGCAAAGAAAATTGAAAACTTTTTAGTCGATTGGAATGTAGACGTAACTTTGCCTATTATTCAAACACCACAAAGCACGTTTTTAAATTTAGTCGATGTAATAGAAAAAGCTTATAATTTAGAATATACACTTTATCTAGGGTATGAATTTACAAGCGATGAAATTATTACACGCAAGGAGCATACTACCTATGGATTTCTACAATTCTTTAGAGATATACAATTAAAATCCGTTACAGAATATAGCGACATGTTAAATCTTTTAGATGGTGTGGATATTCGAGATAAAGCGAAATTATTATTATTAGATGAACACCTATTCGGAGAAGAATAATGAAATATACTGAAAAGCAAATTAACAATCTATTGGAGGGCATCTATTCGGGTGATATCGATGTCGATAGCCTTCCTTTAGATTTGTATAAAGCTATTTCAGCGTTTTTAATTGGTGGACTTGGCAAAATAGAAGGTACTATAAGCAAATCAATGATTGCAGAGCTTACCTCTAATTTAGAGATTTTTTCGGGGTGCAAAGTTTACCATAGCGTTAGAGAATTAAGTTTGTTAAAAGATAACGGAGATATTAAAACATTTAAAGAGTATTCAGTAGAAGCCGAAAAGACTTTCGACCAATATTATAAACAATGGGCTCAAACCGAATATAGTACTACGATAGGACAAGCGCAAATGGTTGAACGTTGGGAACAAATAGAACAGCAAAAAGAAACATTACCATTTTTGCGATATAGTGCCGTAATCGATAGCCAAACAAGTGAGATTTGTTTACCTTTAGACGGGATTTGCTTACCAGTAGCTGATAGCTTTTGGGATAGCAACACACCGTTAAATCATTTTAATTGTAGATGCACTATTGAGCAACTAGATGAGTTCGATGCAGTATTAACACCACAAACAAAAGCCGATGAAGTCAGCAAAGAAATGGACGACAAAAGAGAGGATTTATTTAATAGCAATCCGTATCGTGATAAGGCTATATTTAATGAAATACACCCTTACTTCGATATTCCAAAAGAGGGTTTAGATAGTGTTTTAAAATTGGTAGACGATGGCGAATAAATTTAATTTCGGACAAATAGCACGTAAATTAAAATCCTTAGATTTATCTTTAGATATGGCAAACGTTGCTAAAATGGAGTTTATACAAAATTTCAGAAACCAAAGTTTTGATGGTAAAAAATGGGCAGAAGTCGAAAGAAGAAAACCCGAGAGCGAATGGTATAAACGAGGAACTCAAAGCGATAGGAATAGAGCCATTTTACAAGGGAAGGGAAGCGGTCAACTTCGAGGTGATGTAGAAAATTCCGTTAGAGATGGACATAAAAACGGGAATTTAAGTTATACGTTAATAGTGCAAAATAAATACGCTGCGGTGCATAATGAAGGATTAAACGCTAAAATTTACGGCAAAAAATCTTTTAAAATGCCACAACGTCAATTTATTGGAACTACTGCTGAATTAAATAAAAAACTATTATTAAAAATTAATCAAAAAGTAAATAAAATATGGGGGATATAATACAACAGATATTAGACCGACTGAAATTAATTGAAAATTTTAAATTTGTTACTATTTGGAATAATCAATTTCAATACATGCAGGATGGTTCGCTTTATTCGTTCCCTATGCCTTGCGCCTTGGTTGAAGTTCAAACAAACGACACTCAGGCAATAGGCGGATATATTCAAGGCTCAGACATTGATATTACTATCCACATAGGGCAAGATTATTATAACGGATCCAACATGGATGAAAACTTTAATATTTTTTCATTACGGGATTTGGTAGTTAAATCAATTTCACATTTTAAATCCGATAAAAGCAGTATCTTTACCAAGGTTAGCGAGGAGCAAGATTTTGAGCACTCAAACGTGTATCATTACAAAATACAATTTAAAGCGCATTGGGTTGATGAAACGTCAAAGCCTCAAGAATATTACACAACAGGAACAACTAACCTAGAAAATAATTAAGCAATATGAGAACGATTGAACAAATACAAGCGAGTATAATTGCAAACATACAAAATACTCCCGAATTAGCAGAAGCCAACAGCACAAGCACCCGTGCAATTTGGAGGCTTTTCTCTTATGTAATTGCTGTTAGTATTTTATTATTAGAGCAAATTATTGACGTTTTTAAAACAGAAAACGAAACAGCTTTAAGCCAAGCAATCCCAAATACTGCATCTTGGTTAATTAAAAAAATATTTGAGTTTCAATACTCTGCTACAAATCCGCAAATCATACAAATAAACAATTTAGTACCTTCTTACAATGTCGTAGATGCTTCTTTGCGAATTATTACACGCTGTTCGGTAGTGACGACAATATCAAATAAAGTAACGGTAAAAGTTGCAAAGAGCGAACCGCCAGTAGCGTTAAGTGTTGCAGAACTTGGAGCACTTCAAGGATATATTAACGCTTTAGGAGTTGCAGGAGTGCAATACAATTGTATTTCACAGGATGCCGATAGAGTTTATATTGCTGCGGACATTTTCTACGACGGTCAATATAGTTCAACTATTCAAGGCACGGTTATAAATGCTATTCAATTATTTTTATCTAACCTATCATTTAACGGACAATTAAAAATATCTGATTTAGAGTTAGCAATTAGAACTATAACGGGTGTTAACGATATTTTGATTAAGGATATAAAAGTAAGAGATAGTTTCACAACTTTTGCAAATGGGACTTATCTAATACAAAATAAAACTACAATAAGTAGATTGTTCCCAACTATTGCAGGGTATATCGTTGAAGAAGATACTACAGGGCAAACCTTTACAAACTCTTTAAACTTTATTTCTAATGTATAGTATTAATTATAGTCAAAAGGTTATTGAAACATTACCACCTGATAAACGACAGCCAAAAACAACGGCTTACCTTCAACAATTAGCGAAAGAAATTAGTGTAAATCATAACCAATTGTTTAATCTTTACAAACGTTATCAATTAGCCTCGGTTTGGAGTGCTGGGTCTTATTCGAGATATAGCACGGTGCGTTATGGTAAATCTATTTATACAGCAGTCGAAAATACAAGCGATGAGCCTAGTTTTACAAATGCGTGGATAATGGTATCGCCTAATTTCATGGGTAATGATTTCAGATTAGCTATAACGGGAGAAAAATTAGTTTTAGAATACGCTTTAAACTTATGGTTCGATACTGCATTTAGACAATTGCCATCGGTAAGCGATATTTATCTAGTCACTAACACAATAGCTGATAGTGTTTTCTTTGTGGGTCATAGTGAATTTGAAAGCTCTACAATTTACCAAAATATATCTAGTGAATTTGTAATTAATGCTTATTCGTTCACGGATCAATACAATCTTACTATAATGGTACCTATTGCAGTTTTTAACGCTTTAGGTACTACGAACGATATTAGAAACTCTATTATTAAAAGCTTTGCAGATTTATACATTAGCGCAGGAATAACCTATAAAATTCAAACATACTAAAAATGAAAAGATTAAATACATCTTATATTACTTCGGGCATTGGAATGCCTATTAAATCGGGCACATTAGATTTCTTACAAGATGCACATAAAGAAACGGCATCGCAAATTATAACCTCGTTAATGGGTTACGTTCCTGCTGATAATACTATGTATATTTTAAGCGGTTGCATAAATTCGGATACGTCACCAACTTACAATGTAAGCGCAGGAATTGTTTATTATAACGGAGAAATTTACAACGTTCCAGCGTTTAATTTAACAGCTTCGGGAATTAATTTGCCTTACCCTAGCTTATTAGTAACGCATTACTCTACAAATGCCGATATTGTACAATTTACTGACGGAGTAAATAGAAACGTTCACGATATTAGAAGTTTTACAGTATCGTTAACAGATACTTCTAGTTTCCCATATTTTGGAGATTGGCAAAGAGCAGGGGCTTGGATTGTCGGAGATACAAAAGAAGTTGTTTGCACAAATGGATATTTAAGCGCAATGTTTGATAGTACAGGACTAGGAAGAGCAGAGCGTAAAGGATGGGCTATAATGAACGGTAATAATGGAACGCCAAATGATAACGGCAAGGTTGTTATTGCTTACGGAACTGATTATGCTACATTAGGAACTACGGGCGGTAGTAGAGATGCGGTAGTAGTAGCGCACACGCATACATTAGGAACAGGCGCAAGAAGTTTATCGGGCGCAGTTGCTTTCGGTGGAACAGGTGGAACAATGGGAACTTTAAGCGCTACGGATTCAACGGGTGTAAGTGGAACAGATAAAAACATGATGCCTTATGTAGTTCGTTTACGAATAATGAAATTATAACTATGAAAAACCAAACTCTGCAACGTAGAGTAACGGCATATCCTTTGCCAAATACTCACAGAAAGTTAATGATAATTGCCGAGCGACAAGGTAGAAGCGTCAGCAGTATAATTTCCGAAGCGTTGCAGGAATATGTAAATAAACCAAAGCCGTTAAAATAGTTAACGTATTTTTAAACCATCATTTAGAATTAATCTAAATTTGTTGTATGATATATTGCATAGACGAAACATTGGACGAACCAATAATGCTTATTAATTCTCACATCGGCTTTGACGAGCAGGACGGTATGGGGATTGATGGCACTATCTTTCAAAAGGAATTACTCTATTTGGATACTCTAGGTAAAAAGAGAATTCAAGTTTGGATAAATTCAATCGGAGGAGTCGTTATAGATGGCTATTCAATTGGATCTACAATTTTAAAAACTAAAACGCCAGTCGATACTTACAATGTAGGGATGGCGGCAAGTATAGCAGGGGCGATTTTCATGTGTGGGCGTAATCGTGTTATGATGGATTTCGCGCAATTCATGATGCACCCAGTTAGCGGTGCAATGGATAAAAAAAGTGCTAAATCATTTGAGGATAGTATTTCAACTTTGTTAAGCGCTAAATCAAACATGACTCAAGAGGAAGTTTCCGAACTTATGGCGGAAACAACTTGGTTAAATGCTGAGCAATGTTTAGAAAAAGGTATTTGCACGGAAATTGAAAAAACGGCAAACGTAAATAAAAAACGGCTTTCAACAGCCAATATCGATAACTTCCTTCGAGAAGCTAATTTAATCACGAACAAATTTTTAAAAACAAAAAACAAAAAAAGTATGTTAAAAGTAAGTAACAAACTTGGATTGAATGACGATGCAAACGAAGAAAGCATTTTAAAGGCAATTCAAGAAATCGAAAACAAAGCGATGACTGCAAAAGAAAAAATGAAAGCAGAAATGGACGCTTTAAAAGAAAAAA